AACAATTTGAGGTTAGATATTATTAAAGTGCAACGTATGTCGCAATCGTGTCGCAAAAACTCGTAATATATAGAGAGTACTTTTTTAATTCCCTCCTAGCTTCCCGTCTTTCGGGGCGGGGAGTTTATCAAGAGGTGATAACTTGAAGTGGTCCGATGACAAACATAACTTTTTTATAGATTTAGTCAAAAAACATGGTCGTAGCTGGAAAAAGATAGCTAACATCATGACAAACAAGTACGATCATGTTTACACAAGCGAGCAATGTCGTAGTAGGTGGCGCACTAATCGTCATAAGATAGATAACAGCGATCCGGTTGCAGAGTACGGAATTCATACCAAGAAAAACGCAGATGGAACATACGAAAGCGATAGGCTCATAGAGGTAGTAAATGAAAATGAAAAAGACGAATCGTATATATTAAAAGCGCACGGCTACGATGATGGTTGGGAAATAATAAGTAACCAATTAAGTATATGGCAACACCACAATAAGCAAGATGGAACAAAAACACTATACGCAAGTAAAATAAGAGTAAAACCTAAACAGGTATTATTCAGTTGGGGTAAGTTTGAGAGGTTACTAAACAACGTTCCTAATGTAAATATAAAGCCAAAAACAAAAGGGATAAACGCTGATTACTTACTACTACCACTGTTTGATATGCATTTCGGTATAAGCGACTACGAGTATTATATACCTACACAATCAAAAATATTACATAAGCTAGATAACAAATATAAAAAGGTCGTACTAATATTCGGGCAAGACGCATTTCACAATGACGATTTCCACGGCAGGACGGTATCAGGCAGGCAGATCGATAAGGTGGATATGGTGCAGGCATGGAAAGATGCAACGTTATTCTTCGAGCCAATTATAAAAAAAGCACTCGAAAACAACAGTAATGTAGAAGTTATATACAGCAAGGGTAATCATTCAGAAACAGTCGAGTGGGCATTTGTGCAATATTTAAAAGCGAGATTCCCACAATGCGAATTTGATGACAGTTTAAAAGAAAGAAAGGTCACTATGCTAGGTAAAAACTTTATCGGCACGAACCACGGTGACAAGAAAAACGAAAAGAGGTTACCCGAAAATTTTGCAACGGAATTTCCGTTAGAATGGAGCAAAGCAAACACTCGAACGATATTTACAGGGCACAGACATTCTGAATTAGTCGAAGATGCGGGCGGTGTATTGGTACGAAGAATGCCCACACGAAACAAGATAGATGACTGGCATGACGACATGGGTTATACAACCGCACATAAGAGGTTTCAAATACATGAGTTTACGGAAGATGAGCAAGTGGCGAGTTATTATGTGTAGTTTGTAATAAAATTGAATAAATGTTATAATATAGGTAACCAAACAACATTCGTAGGTTGGCATTTGGCACTTGTGACGAGCTAGTCATTCGTTACTGATACGGTGGTGGAATAGGTAGACACTAAAGTGTAGCTCTTATAGGTTGGGTTGACGTTACGCGGTCATAAAACAAAAGGCAATGCGTCCGAGTTTTGTCCGAAAAGACGAGAAAAACTAATGCGGTGTGTTCCGAAAACTCCTAACCATGTAAGGTGCAAATCCTTACCCGTATCTTTGCTTAATCGGGGTATCTATACAGGTACTCCGATTTTTATATTATGAGGTGATTAAGATGACATATGAAGTTTATTACTGGTGCCCAATACTACCAATGAACAAAACGATATATCGAAATTTATCACTTAAAGAAGCAGAAGATAAGGTAAAATACTTAAACAAAATGAAACAATATGATGCAAGTAAGATGAGTTGTTGTAATTATTTTCTACAACCAGAAGGATGATTCTTTACGAAATGCTTAATATGCAACAAAGAATACATCGTGATTGAAGTGCAAGGTAAATTAGAATTAAAATGTGAATGTGATTATAAGCCGATTGATTATATAAATGAATCGTATAAATTAGGTGATAACATGTTATACGTATACACCGATCAATATAGATGGATAATATATTAAGTGTTTGATATGATGTAATAAAAAAGGTGTGGGAAGAATGAAAAGGATATTAATTTTGTCGATCGTTGTATTTTTGATGGCTTGTAGCGGGAATGGCGAAGTGGCAAAAGAGGAATCGGGCGAACCGAAAGAGAAAATCACACGCGAGGAAACGTTTGTATACCTAGAAAAGTTACTAGAACCGTATGCTGACTTAACAGAAATAAGAACGGAGGATGAAGCGCTAGGGGTAATTGAAGAGATAGGAAGTACGGCAAAGGAAGTATCAAGAGAGTTAAAAAGAGATTATGAGAAAGACATACATGCAGTTGAGGACCTGTTGAAATTGACCGAAACGCTCGAGGGTTTGGCACAGGATGTAGAAGATGACAACTTGCATCTGATGGGGGCATACGGTCAAGATGTAGGTAAACACATCAGGAACATTTCAATCGAATATTTAGACGGTGACTTGCCGGGGAAATATGCGGAAGTGGTAGGGGCTGACAATATATATGATTTAGAATGACACTCGAAAGGGTGTCTTTTTTATATGATGAAATATGAATCGGGACGGTGGTGTAGATGTAAATGACAAAACGACCCTATGCAAAAAATGGACGAAAGTTATGCGGCGCTAAAACGAGAGCAGGCACACCATGCAGAAACGGAGCAATGGCAAACGGTCGTTGTCGTATGCATGGTGGTAAATCGACAGGCCCGCCTAAAAAAAATAAAAACAGTATGAAGCATGGCTTGTTCGCAAAGTACTTACCTGATGAAACACTTGAAATTATGGACAGTATAAACGAGATTAAACCACTTGATATATTATGGACAAATATACAAATGCAATTTGCTTCAATCATAAGAGCGCAACAGATTATGTTTGTTGAAAATAAGGGCGATCATACGACTTTTAAAACGAAAGAACGTTCGGATGAATTTAGCGTTGAAACACAAGTCGAAGTTCATGCAAGTTGGGATAAACAAGCAACGTTCATGAATTCGCTCAGTCGGTCAATGGCAGAGTTGCGGAACATGCTAAAACAATATGTAGAGTTATCGACTCACGATGACGATAGATTGCTAGAGGTAGAGCGTATGAGGTCGATTATAGACAAAAGCAAGGCGGAGGTTGACAAGCTAACAAAAGAAACAAAAGTCGAAGAACCACCACAAATAACGATTATTGACGAATGGGCTGAAAGCAATGAATAAGCACATTGTAAACGTCCAAAAAGAGGTTAATCCATCGTTTAGAAGTGTATGGACTAGCGACAAGCCTTACAACATATTAAAAGGCGGACGTAACTCGTTCAAATCGTCTGTAATTGCGCTTAAATTAGTGTACGAAATGACGAAATACATTCGTAAAGGCGAAAAAGCTAACGTTGTAGTGTTACGTAAGGTGGCTAGTACAATACGCGATAGTATTTACAACAAAATACAGTGGGCACTAAATAAGTTCGGTTTTACTGTTGTTAGTGGTGTAGGGAACGGTGACTTTAAAGCTACGGTAGCGCCGTTTAAGATTACGCATAACGGTACTGGTTCAACTTTCTACTTTTATGGCTTAGATCAGTTTGAGAAGCTGAAATCTAACGATATTAACGATATTATAGCAGTATGGTACGAGGAAGCCGCAGAGTTTGACGACGTGGAGGACTTTGATCAGACAAACGTTACTTTTATGAGGCAAGTTCATGAGTTAGCTCCATTTGTACAGTTCTTTTGGTCGTACAATCCACCGCGCAATCCGTACAGCTGGATAAATAGTTGGGCAGATCAAATGGCGGGCGAAGATGATTATTTAGTGCATGAGTCGAGTTATAAGGACGATGAACTAGGTTTTGTGACGGAACAGATGATCGCGGACATAGAGCGTATTAAGCGCAATGATTATGATTATTATCGCTATTTATATTTAGGTGAACCTGTCGGACTAGGGAATAACGTGTATAATATGAATTTGTTTAAGCCACTTAAAGAACTGCCTAGCGACGATCGAATCATAGGGCTGTACTACTCGATAGACGGAGGTCACTCGGTTAGTGCTACCACATTTGGTTGTTTCGGGCTAACAGCAAAAGGTAACGTGATACTGTTAAACACTTATTATTACAGTCCGGCAGGTAGAGTTAACAAGAAAGCACCTAGCGACTTGGCAAAGGACCTAAACGAATTTATAAGGCGCACGTCGACGCAACAAGAATATGAAAATGCACGAATCATGAATCGTACAATAGATAGCGCAGAAGCAGCACTACGCAATCAATACTACAAAGATTACGGACAACATTTAAAACCTGTTAACAAGAAAAGAAAAGTCGATATGATAGACTACGTTCATTTGTTACTCGCGAATGGGCGGTTTTTTTATTTAGAGAAGCCTTATCCGATTGGGATGGAGCACGCAGACAGTAACGATATATTCATCGAAGAACACAGAAAATTCCAATGGAAAGAAGACACGTTGAACACAGATAATCCAAGAGTAGTTGAAGAAGAAGATCACACTTGCGATATGTTTATTTATCTTTGCGTAGATAATGCTAGGGATTTCCGATTAAGGAGGTGACGGCTTGCGATTGTGGGATAGGATTAAAAACTTTTTTAAGAGAGGGGGCTATGCATTGCGAGGAGAGCTTAAAACAATCAACGATCATCCTAAAATAAACATAGATCCGGAAGAATTGCAAAGAATAGAACGCAATTTTATAGATTATCAAGGGCGCTATCCGAGAGTAGAGTATATAAACTCAATGGGCGAGCTAAGGAAACGCGATTACTTTTATTTAAACATGAGTAAGCTAACAGCCGAATATCTCGCGGGGCTAGTTTTTAACGAACAATGCGAAATAAACGTGTCGGATGAAGAAAGAGTTTTGCAAGGCGCGAACGCCTTTATTCATCATGTTTTCGATCACAATGATTTCAAAAAGAATTTAAGCGACTATTTAGAGCCGGCATTTGCAACCGGTGGAATAGCGGTACGTCCGTACATTAGTGACGATGGAGAACTTGAATATTCGTGGGCATTAGCAGACGCCTTTTTTCCGTTAAAAGCAAACAGTAACGGTATATCGGAGGGTGTAATGGTGTTTAAGTCTATGGTTGTAGATGGCGACACAACTACGCACTTTACATTATTAGAGTTTCACGAATGGGAAAACGATGTGTACGTAATAACTAACGAATTGTACAAGTCTGATGACCCCGATACAATCGGTACAAGAGTACCACTAAGCGACGAATACGAAGAGTTGCAAGAAGAAACGCGTATAACAGGGCTGTCACGCCCTTTATTTAACTACTTTAAACCTAAAGGATTTAATAACATTAGTCCGCATAGTCCACTTGGATTAAGTATTACGGATAATTGCAAGCCTACCCTCAAAAAGATTAACGACACGTACGATGAATTTTATTGGGAGGTCAAGATGGGCAAGCGCACGGTGTTTGTGGACGACTCTATGTTGCAAGTCTTGCCTACGGAGGACGGCATGCCACCGAAGCAGGTGTTTGACCCTGATACCAACGTTTATAAGTCAATTCGTATGATGGAGGGCAAAGACCCCGTCAAGGACGTAACAAGTGACATAAGGGCAGAGCAATACACTAACGTTATTAATCAAACACTTAAAACACTAGAAATGAACCTAAAGCTATCGGTTGGAACGTTTAGTTTTGATGGCAGAAGCGTAAAAACAGCGACTGAAATTGTTTCTGAAAACAGTCAAACGTACAGAACAAGAAACGAACACGTTAACGCACTTGAAAAGTTTATAAAAGGCGTAATTGTATCATCGTTAGAGTTGGCAAAAGCAACAGGTATATACAACGGAGTAATTCCAACGTTTGAGCAAATAGGTGTAGATTTTGACGACGGTATATTTGTAGACAAAATGCAGGAATTAAAGTTTTACGGGCAAGCTAAAATGTATGGTTTTGTACCATCGGCAGTAGCTATATCCAGATTGTTTGAATTGCCAGAAGAAACAGCGGAAGAGTGGGCTAAGCAAATACAAGCTGACCAACTAGGTATAGACCCTATGTTTGTGCAGCAAGAGCGGGAAAAGGAGATTTACGGCGATGAGGAGTGATTAAATGCAACCTAAAAAACCTAAAATCACACCTTATCAACTTGACTTGTGGTCGTCTGAAATGGCAGACCTGTACAATTCCCTAGAGGGTGAAATAATCCGCATATTAATCAAACGTCTTAATAGCGGGCATAGAGACATAACAATGTGGCAAGCGCAGAAACTACAGGAGTTAAGGTTATTTAACAACGATGTAGCACGTTATATATCGGAGGTTACAGACATAGCGGAAACGACAGTCACCAACATATTTGAAGAAGCAGGAAAACGAATGATCGACGATGTGGATAGCGCAATGGAACAGGTGTTCGAGCGTAGACCGCTACCCGAAAACCTTAATCAAGTCATGAGAGGTTATCGCAATCAAGTGTGGTCCGAAATAGATAACTACGTCAACCAAACGCTAGTTACAACACATTACGGACGTGGAGCGGTAGCAAAGTCGTACACAGACGTGCTTAATCGTACAACAGCAATGTTTAACACGGGATTGTACACGTTCGAACAATCACTAGAACGATCTATCAATGAGTTGGCGCAAAAGGGTATACAATCCCTTTTTATTGATAGGGGCGGTCATACTTGGTCGTTAGAACGTTATGTACGTACTGTGCTTAAATCGACACTAGGAAACACCTACGACGCAATCAGAAAGGAACGCATGGCAGAATACGGCATACATACCGTCGTAGTAAGTAGTCATATAGGGGCGAGGGAGGCATGCAGTCGTATACAGGGTAATGTGGTAGATTTGCGTCCGATGGAAGACATCCCGCCGAATGCCGAATATAGAAGTGTATATGATCCTTATTGGCAAGCAGACTACGAACATCCGTCAGGGCATAGAGGTATAAACTGTCGTCATTTGCACATACCTTTCATTCCGGGCGTAAACACAAACAATCAACCAAAGTATGACGAAGAAACTAACAGGCGAGTTGCTAAAGCGACAGAAAAGCAACGCCGGATAGAGCGCGAGATTGTGAAATATAAGAAAAATTTGATGGTTGCCGAAGAATTCGGTAGCGAAACGGCGGGTCATTGGCGTCAAATGATAAGCAGGCGACAAAAAGCAATGAGGGAATTAATCGAAGAAAATAGTGATTTTTTAACACGGCAATACGAACGTGAGAAAGTATATACACCGTTAGATACACTTATCAAAAACATGACTTTTTATGATGACGGGTGGTGATTGATTGAGAATCATCGACTTAGAGGAAGCGAAAGCCAGAAAAAACGGGGAAATAACCGTGAAGATGGTGATAGACAATTTAGAGGAAGTTCACGAAAAAGAGGGAATAAAGACGATAGCGACAGTCGTTAGATTAGATAATGACGAAATATACATTTCATACAGCAATACAGTGACGACTGAGGTTGTCGGACTTTTAGAATGCGGAAAGCAACAAGTTATAAATGATATGTATGAGGAGGGATAATGTGGAGCGCTTAAAAGAATTTGCAAAAGGTCGACCGATTGACCGCGATAAGGATTTAATCGATGCCTTTATCGAATACGTAGAGAAAGTGGAAAACAAAAGTATAGAACGCGCAAAGAAAGGAGTGGGATCCTATCTCGGTGACAGCGACCGTGAGCTGTAAATACATTTAGGAGGTCAGACAATTGAAAAACATTAAAAACTTTTTATGGGCAACATTTAATTATCGAAATAAAGGAATCCCGATTTATAAATGGCCGCTTGTCGGATATGACTTTACGAAACTACAAAAAGATTAATGTTTGTCTTTAAGCACTAGACGCTATAAACAGGCTTATTTTTTATGCGTCTTTTTAGCATTTGCAGACGTTAAAGAACAAAGCTAGTCGTGGACGTAACCACGTTAAACAATCGTACTAAATTGGAGGTTATATATATGAATCGCGAGTTTTTAAAAGAGCAAGGACTTAATGATGAGCAGATCGAGGCGGTGATGCGCGAATACGGTAAATCAATCAATGACTATAAAGAAAAAGCTGAACAAGCAGATGGCCTACAGTCGCAAATTGATGACTATAAGGAACAGATTAAGCAACGTGATGAACAGCTTGATACACTTTCTAAACAAGCAAAAGACAACGAGGAATTGGCTGCTGAAATTGAACGGTTGAAAGAGGAAAATAAAACTACAGCTGATGAGTTCCAAGAAAAGCTAAATAAACAAGCGTTTGATTTTGCATTAGAGCGCGCTTTAAATAAAGCAGGTGCTAAGAATGAAAAGGCAGTTAAAGCCTTGTTAGATGTAGAGTCTATTAAATTGGATGGAGACACGTTGCTAGGTTTAGACGATCAACTAAAGGGACTAAAAGAGTCCGACGAATACCTTTTTCAACAAGAAGAAGAAAAGAAACCGAAGATCGTTAATGAGGGTAATCCAAAAGGGGGAGCGGGGAAAGAAGAAGACCCGTTTTCCAAAATTTTAGCTAAATATAAATAAAGGGGAATGGTATATATGTCAACAGCAAACCAACAGTTAAATGCACGTAGTTATCAAAAGGAGTTCCGCGAGATTTTACGGGCGGTATTTCAACACCAGTCATATTTCCGCGACTTTTTCGGCGGCACGATTGAAGCGTTGGACGGTGTACAGAACAACGAAACAGCTTTTTACGTTAAAACAAGTGATATTCCGGTTGTAGTTGGTAACGAATATAACAAAGATGCAGAAGTGGCTTTTGAGGGTGGCACGAGCAATTCTACGCGCTTCGGACCACGTAAGGAAATCATCTACGAAGACACACCTGTGCCTTACACGTGGGAATGGGTGTATCATGAGGGAATCGACCGCTTTACGGTCAACAACGCGATGGAGGCAGCTATTGCTGATCGCTTAGAGTTACAGGCGCGCGCTAAAATGCAGCGCTTCAACGCTAAACACAGCGAATTTATTTCCGGCGTAGCAGGCAAGACAGTAGAGGCTACCGACTTAACAAACGAGACAGTTAACGACTTGTTCGACGAGTTATTTGCTCACTACTTAGACAATGAGATTGTCGGCACAAAGGTCGCACGTGTAAATGCTGATTTGTATAACGCAATTGTCAACGGTGGGCTTGCAGTAAAAGAAAAAGGTTCGACAGTTGGAATTGACCGTAATGAAATCTACATGTTTAAGGATTTTGTAATTGAGGGATTGCCTGCATCCTTGTTCCAAGATGGAGAAATTGCTTACACGTATGTACCTAACATCGCAAAGGCGTTTACAGGTATTAATACAGCGCGTACGATAGAGTCGGAGGACTTTGACGGCTTAGCATTGCAAGGAGCAGGAAAAGCGGGCGAGTTTATCCTTGACGACAACAAACTAGCAGTAACTAAGGTAACGTTTTCTGGTGGTAGTGGCGGAGGTGTTGAAGGATAATGACAACTTTCAAAGCTAAGGTAACGCAAGATATCCCGGCCAATCGTTTGATTGGCTTGGGAGGAATTAACACTGAAGGTGACCCAGAAGAAGGTTGGGAAACTGTATATTTGATTTTATCCAAAAAGGGTTGGATCCCGGACTTGGTTTCAACATCTGACTTGGAAAAAGACAGTGTAGTAAATGTAACGATTAAGAATAATCCAGTATGGAAGGTAGAGTCATCCGAAAACCTACCTGCAGGAACACTCGTTCAATGTGATGATGATGGTCGAGTTAAACATTATCGTCCAGAAGACGGAAATCACTTTGGATTTACGACTCATTCTGTAAAAGCAGGAGAGGTCGTTGAAATTGTGCGTAAATATGGTTCAATGCCACAAAACCAAGAGGAAACTATGGCTTTCACGCCACAATCAAAAGAAAATAACGCTAATTACTTAACTGTAAGTGAACTAAAGCAACGACTTGACGAAAAGGGTATTGAATACAAGTCAAGTGCAACGAAAAAGGAGTTAGTCGAACTTTTGGGAGCTGATTAAATGACTTATTTAACATATGACGAGTTTAATGAACTTGCTCCGCATATCGAATTGGAAGAAACTGAATTTAACAAGTTATTGCCAAAGGCTAGTGATGTTTTAAATAACGTCACTAGTCATTTTTATGCAAGAAAAGATATAGAAAAGGATAATTTGTGGCGTGTGAAGCAATTCAAAAAGGCTTTATGCGCGCAAATTGAGTACTTTGATGAAGTCGGCGGGACAACTCACGAATCAATCAATAGCGCACCTCAATCGTTTACAGCGGGACGCACGACGGTGTCTAACTCGGGGCGGTACAGAACAGATGGAGAAAGCGACGGAAAAACAATTGTAGCTGAAGATGTATTCGTTTTTTTAGAGGGCACGGGATTGTTGTATAGAGGTGTGACGGTATGGTAATGCCTAAACCACCTAAAAAGTTTTGTGTAGATGAGTTTGTTTACCGAGAGTATTTAGGTAGTGACGGTTGGGAGGGCGCAAAATACGCCGATCCGGTAACCATTCGGAATTGCCGGATAGATCGTGGAACGGAATTTACAACGCCGGCGACAGGAAAGCAACTGCTATATAACGCGGTTGTTTTTTGTTATGCAGGAATAACTACACCATTACCAGAGTTTAAGACAGAGTCTATCGTCATATTTGACGGAATAGAACACAAGGTAACAAAGGTTATACCAATATACGAAGCGTATGAAAAGAAAATATATTCGTACGAATTGGAAGTGATTTAATGCCGCGAATAAGCGTTGATTTAAGGGGTGTTAGGCAAAAATTAAGTAAACAGGCACACCAAAAAGCGCAATACGCAATGGCTAATCAGGCGCTAGCAGACATGAACCCTTTTGTTCCGATGCGCGAGGGAATCTTACGTATGACTGGTCATGTTGAGGGATTGGGGGACTTTGTCGTATGGAACACACCATATGCACGCGTACAGTTTTATACTCAATTCGAAAACTACACAACGCCGGGTACTGGTCCTCGGTGGGACAATAAAGCAAAAGCAATGTATATGCCGGATTGGGTTAAGGCTTACATGAGGGGAGCGGGTATTTAGTGGACTTTTTAGAAAGATTAGTAGCCAGAATCAACGAAATAGACGGATTACCCGTTCCTTGTGTTCCGGGATACTTGATGGCAGGCGAATCACTAGGCGCTTACCCTATTCCCGGTTCAACCGATGAGCGTGTATATATGGACGGCACAAAAGACGTGCGCTTGATGATAGAGATTGCAATGCGATCAAACACGCAAAAGACAATACACGATACGTTGTGGCTGATACAAAACGAGTTAGACAATTTAACAGAATTAGAGAGTAGCAACGATAGCTTTATTTTTAAGGACATAGTCATCACGAACAAGCCTTTTATTAACGAAGCGAATGAACAAGGTTGGTACGTATTCCTTTTAAACGTACAAGCAAATATAACTATTAAGGGAGATGTGTAGATATGAGTAAAGTCAAAAACGTTACGACAGAGCATTACATTGCGGAATTGCCGGAAAACGGTTCAGACCCTAACTACTTACGATTAGCAAAAGGCATTTTAGAAGTCGGTAGTGAGAACGACGAAGAAACAGAAGAGTTTGCATACTACGATGGGGACGGAACGTCAGAAACAGAAGTTCTTTCCATTAAGAAAAACATGCCTTTTGAGGGTCATTTTGTAGCGAGTGACCCAGCTCAACAACTAATTGAGGAAAAAGAATTTGCAACTGGCGATGACCGTAAAATTATGTACAAGCAAGTGCGATCAGACGGAAAGACTTTAGAGGGTGAAGCTACGCTACAAGACGTTAACGTGACGGGTGGACCAGCAGAGGAATACCGACCGATTTCCGGAACGATTTCGTGGAACAGAGTACCTGATGTTACAGAAAATGGCGATAATGGTGGCGGCGGTGTTGAGGGATAGGTTATTGTAAAATTTGATTAGAGGGCGTTACGGCCCTCTTTTACATAATAGGAGGTTAACGTAATGGTGCAAGTCGAAATAAAAAGAACTGGTTTCCCAGTCAAAATAGGTAACATCGAATTGTGGTTTGATAGTTCGGCGGAGAATCTACGCAACTTTTTCAACATCGAAGAAATAGCGGAAGAAAAACTGAAAGAAGCACAGGAAAAGGCTGAACACATACATTTTCCGGAGGGAATAGAGAATTATGAACTGGACGAAAAGGACGTAGAAAAGATTGATGCAGCCTTTGACGTTAACAAAGAGTTTGTCGCTGCTCAATACGATATCTTATTCGGAGACGGCACGTTTAAAATGATTTACGAGGAATACCCAGATATAATCGCATTAGAAAGGGCGTTAGTCCCATTAGGCGAGAAAATAGCTGAACGAATCGGCGAAATGGAAAAGGAAAGAGAAGAAGAATTTAAGGAGATTGAAAAGCAATACCTTAACAAGAAAAAAGCAAAAAGAAAGAAGTGATTAGATGCGACTTAACGATCCGCTAGTCACTTCTTTTTTGTATAAAAACAAAGAGTATGATATTGATTTATCTTTTGACACAGTGCTAGACGCATACGACATATTAGATAGCGATTTACGAGGCGACGAAAAAGCTAACCTTTGTTTAAGACTGGTTCTTGACGACCAAGAATATGACCCGAACGACGCCATAGACATGTGGAATTATATATATTTGAGCTTTATACACGTCGAATCAAAAGAAGTCGTTAAAAAGGACTTGCTAGGCAATCCTATACCTGTTCCAAAAGAAGAAAAAGAGAACAAACGTTTGATTGATTTTACCAAAGATGCAAACTACATTTATTCATCCTTTATGCAAGCTTACAACATTAATTTAATAGACGAGCAAGGTAAATTGCATTGGAAAGAGTTTTTAGCTTTATTAGACGGTTTACCGAGCAATACAAAAATGAGGGAAGTCATGCGAATACGTGACTGGAAACCATCTAAACATGACAGCAAAGAATACAAAGAACAAATGCGAGAATTACAAGAATTTTATTCGTTAGAAAGCGAGGTGGACTAATTGGCGGACGGAACGATTAAAATACGAATCGATGTAGACGGTAAGCAACTTGAACTAACAAACAAAGACCTTGATCAAGTGGAAAAACGCTCACATAAGGCAGGATCTGGAATCAAAAAGTTCGCGGCATCGTTAGGGCTTGTTGCAGTTGGCGCTATGGCATTTAAGACGTTGCGCGGTGCGCTAGATGACGCAATAACGCGCTTTGACACATTAAACAAATTCCCGAAAGTTTTACAAGCGTTAGGTGTAAGTGCAGAAGACTCCGAACGTGCTATGGCTAAGTTATCAGACGGAATCGACGGACTACCTACCAAACTAGACGACATTGCACATGTAGCACAACGTATGTATACATCTTTCGGCGACATGGACAAAGCTACCGACTCGGCGCTTGCTTTAAACAATGCTTTATTAGGTAGTGGTGCAAGTGCTGACCAGGCGCGTAGAGGTACGGAAATGTATTTAAAGATGCTACAAACCGGGCGCATCGACATGACTACGTGGAACACATTGTCAGAGACTATGGACGTTGGACTTGTTAAAATAGCTGAATCTTTTGGGTTTGCAGGAAAGACAGCTAAAGACGATTTATACAGCGCTTTAAAGGACGGTACAATCACACTAGATGAATTTAATGACGCACTAATCGAAGTTGGTACAGGCACAGGAATTATGGCTAAATTAGCGCGAGAAAATACCTTAGGGATTGCTACATCATTTGAGAATTTAAAGACAGCGGCAGTTCGGGGGCTTGTCGAGATTATAGACTCGTTTAACGAATTATCCAAGCGTGTTACAGGTAGAGAGATAGCGCGAAACATCGACTCTTTAAAGCGTGTTGTTTATAACTCTTTTAGAGCGATGGCACGAGTGATTGACAGATCAACACCTGTTGTTGTTTTATTTGCTAAAGGACTAGAAATAACGTTTAAGGTCATTAAAGCACTCACGCCGGCGATCGTGGGCTTAATGGCGGCTTATGGCACTTATGTAGTTATCACAAGGGCAGCGGCTGCTATACAAGCAGCGCAAGCGGCTTTACAAGCGGCGATAACAACGACTGTCGGCGCGTCAAGTGCTATGACGTCATTAACGATCGTACAACAAGCGTCTACCAAAGCAGCGCAAGCAGATATGATCATACGGGCGTTGCAAAATAAAGAGCTCACATTAAGTCAATTGTTGATCGGTTTATTGACGGGTAGGTTAAAACTAGCTACGGCGGCGCAAATCGTTATGACAACGGCATCTAAGGCGTTAGGCGCGGCTATCAGATTTATGCTTGGGCCGATCGGACTTGCAATAACAGCTGTTGGGTTATTGACAACAGGCGCGATCTTGCTAACTAAATACTTAAAAAGCACATCGAGCGAAACGCAACAACTTACAAATGAGACAAACGAATTGATGGATGCTGTCGAAAGCCTGTCTGAATCGGTTGACGATAACGCCAAATCTTACAAAGACAAACAAAAAGAGATGCAGGAAACAGCTAGACAAAACGATCAACTAATATCTAAGTTAAATGACTTACTAAAGCACGAAGAAATGTCATCGGCACAAAAGCGCGACGCAAAAGTCTACGTAGACCAATTAAATGAATCAATACAAGGCTTAAACTTGACATTTGACGAAGAAACGCAAGCACTCAACATGACAAGTGAAGAACTAGAAAGATATGTCAAGTTAAATAAAGACATCGAAGAAGGCATCGCCGCACGCGAACGACTAAACGAAATATCGCGCGAACAAATGGAAATTGAATCAGAATTAGAAGAGATCAATCGTTTACGTGAGGAATGGAACGAGAAATTGGAGGGTAGCGGAAACAACGCTTACCAAGCTCGAGCAAAGTTGGCGGAACTTGATGCGACAGAAAAAGAGTTGAAAGAAACAAACGCAGAACTAGCCGAGCAGTACGAAGAAACTCAAACACAAATAGAATCGTCAGTAGACGCTATAACGCAAGCTATAAAAGACGGTGTAGCCGATCAGATAATCACGTACGAGTCGTTACCACCACATTTACAAGAAGTTGTCGAATCGATGAAAGACACATGGCAAGATTACGAGAGCTATACAACAGATATGTTTGATACATTGAGCGACAAAATTGAACTCACAGCTAGCGAAATGGCTGATAACTTAGAAGAAAACCAAAGAATCGTAAGTGAATGGGCAGACAACATCGCTATTTTAGCAGAACGTGGTGTGGATGACGGTTTACTCGATAAATTAAGAGAGGCCGGTCCAGAGTCGGCAGGTCACGTTAACGCCCTAGTAAATGCATCAGATGAAGAACTCGAGCGCTTAAACGATGTGTTTAGTTCCGGCGGACAGGTAGCGACAGATGCACTTGCTAAGTCGTTAGGTATTGAGGAATCGGCAGTTTTAGATGCGGTAGGGCATTTAGTGTCAGACACAGAAGCTACCTTGAAAGAACAGATTTCCGCTGCTGGATTTGATAAAACCGGTGAAGATGTCGCTAAAGGTTTAGCAGAGGGAATCGTAAGTGGAGCGCACGAAGCAGAAGCAGCGTCCGAAGACATGGCAGACGACGTTATATCGTCAGCAGAAAGTACGCTAGGCATACAGAGCCCATCGACTGTATTTAAGCAAATAGGACTAGACGTAGATAGAGGGCTAGCGAAAGGAATTGAGGCAGGTAAGTCATATGTTATTAAGGCTGTAAAAGACATGTTCCGCGCAGTAGAAAAAAGCTCAACCGCTAGCTTTAAAGGTGTCACAAAAACATACGATAACGCAATCAAATCAATGACTACCACACTAAACAGGTTACCTGTAGTAACGCAACAAACAATGACTAAAACAACAACAACCTTACAATCAAACGCACGTCAACAACAAGTTATTTTAATGCGTGTCAATACAGACTACAATAACGCAATCAAGAGGTTGCAAACATCACTAAATAGACTACCTGTTATCATAACTAACTCGTTTACGCGTATGACAAGTGTAATGCGTAGTAATGCTAGAGTACAAGTTTCATTAATGCGAAGTCATGCGACTAACTTACGTACACCTTTTAATGGCTTAAATGCTCAAATGAGGTCAATCGGCGTAAATGCTATGGCAGGCTTAACAGCAGGATTAAGGGCAGGTAGTGGCGTGGCTATTGCAACAGCACGAAACACGGCTAATCAAATTAGGGCGACAATGCAAAATGCACTAAAGATACAGTCGCCATCCGTAGTTATGAGGGACGAAGTCGGTCGTTGGATACCTGCCGGAATTGCCGAGGGTATCGAAAAATACAGTCGTATGATCGATGGGGCAATTAATAATATGTATCAAAGTATAGTACCTCATACAGCCCCCGAAACAGTATTAGCTACACCAGAACCTGTACATGTTAACGTTGGTGGAACGTATGAGTTTACGATTGTTAGTGAGATTGACGGTCGAAAACTTGCAAAAGAAACAGTAGTATTTACAGCGGAAGAGTTAGAGTCACTCAAAAAACGTGATAGGCGGAGGTGATGCGCGTGGGCTTTTCAATGCATTTTAACAAGGTTGATTTAAACGATATTTTTAGGATTACAGACATAGATGGTCGAGGCCCTTTTATGCAAGAAATATTGCGACAATCAATATCGGGTCGTGATGGATCATATCGTATCGACAGACGAATACCCGAACGTCTGTTAAATGTTGAGGGTCGAATTTTAGCAAAAAGTAAAGAAGATTTACGAGATAAAATAAATTATCTTAATCGTATTTTATATACAAATGACGCAGTATCGATTGTGTTTAGTGACGAACCAGACGTTACTTATTATGGAGAATACGCAGGTGCTCCTGGTTGGGAAGAAAGATTCGTTCGTGGTAGGGGCACATTACCTTTCATCTGTTACGATCCATACAAATACAGTCCCGAAACACGAATCGAATTAAACGGAAATATCGAAATTGAATCTCCCGCCGGGGTAATACCCGTTTTTAACATCGAATTTACCGAAAACACGAACGAATTTAGTATACGTCACAAGCAAACAAGGCGACATTTAAAGGTTAAGTATGATTTTGGCATTGGCGATAAATTAACATTAAACGCAGTTAACAGACGTGTACAAATCAACGGTATTACACGTATGCAGACGTTAACGTGGGATAGTGCATGGTTTGAGTTGGTGCACGGTAATAACGTGTTTGAGATTACGCAAAATGTTGGAAACGTTGAATTAAGGTATAGGGAGAGGTGGTTATAAATGACTTATCAATTGCCAACTGATGCTGATGGAGTTAAGTATCATGGTCGAGAATATGATGACAAAGGCGGTATTATTGCAGCCGGTGTTGACGAACACGGAAATGATAAACCAATTTTAATCAATACAGACGGTAGTCTGAATATGCAGAGTGTGGTACAGGAATTACACGACATTAAACAACGTCAACAGGAAATTTTAGAGCGATTAGATGATCCAATTGATACTCGTGTTACTGGGAGTAATGTGGAGTTGATTGCGGAAGTTAATGACGCTTTTGTACCCGCTGAAACGAAAGTTAAAGTTATCGACAAGGTAGATACATCTGATTTTCTTTATATATTTGTACAGGTCAGACCCAGAGGGTTAAGGGACTATACTGTATATTACAGGCCATTTGTGGGTAATGAAAATGCTGAGATAACAGAATTCACATTCTTGGATATAACAGGAGATAGAAGTAATAAAATATCTGATAACAGAAGACCTTTCGGGCTGAATGTATCATTGTATGTTGAAAACAAGACGCAAGAAGACAACGAAACTTTCGAAGTATATTTATTAGGCGTAAGAAGATAATACTCACCTAACTGTTGTCTTTAATCGAACATCTCATCCGAGGTGCTTTTTATTTTGAAAGGAAGTGAACGTATGTTTGTAAACGACTTTAAAAAACGTGTATTATCTAATTATTTCGTTACTAGCGGTGTTTACATTGGTTTGTTTGTCGGGGGTAGCGAGGTATCAACAAGCGACTACGAACGCAAGCAAATAACGTTTAGTTTGCCACGAGAGAGCGGAAATACAGTCATTATTGATAATGATGCGCCTGTTGAGTTTGACTACGCTGAATCTGATTGGGGAGTTATTACTCACGTAGGCATATACGACTCATTAACAGGCGGTAACTTGCTAGATTACGCAGAATTAGACAATGAAGCAGATATTACCGCCGACACGCAATTCTGGATTGACGAGGGCGGATATCGGATTGAGTGGGGTGATTAAATGTTTGTAAATGCTAGTAATAACGCAGTGGCAAAATTAAGTAGCAACATAAATTCTTCGCAAACATCTTTAACGGTAGACGATGCTAGTATTTTTCCCGATGCACCATTTTTGGTTACAGTAAATAACAATCGACATAATATGGAAATAATGCGAGTCACAAACGTTAGTAGCAACACACTAACTGTGCAAAGGGGAAGAGAGGGGACGAGCGCTAGTAGTCACAATGCAGGTAGCAACGTTGAAAACAACTTTACGGCGGGAACGTATCAGACGTTGGTTGATGAGGTTGATAAAGTAGTGATTGAAGAGATGCAGAACAACGGAAATAACGGATATATAAAGTATAAAAACGGAACACTTGAGTGTTGGACTAGATTAGAGCTAGGCAAGGAAGCAAATGCACGTATGGGGGGGTTCTGGTTATTTCCAAAAGAGTTTACCAACAAACCTAACGTGACGTTTAGCATTGATTATACAGATGCCAGTATAACTCCTAGCGTGTTTGATCTATCCGCTATGTATATACGAACATTAAGCAATAAAGAAGTAGAGTTTGCCATTGGTCGAATGACTGGTAGCAATAATTTTGGTGATAATGATACAATGCATGTGTTTGCAAGGGCTATAGGCAGATGGAAATAACCTCATGAGGAGGTGTTTTTTTGTTTAATAGACAATACAATTTTACTTATAACAGCGGTAAACGTGGATACAGCGCTATATCTAAAACTAAAAATACCAAAACGACAATATCACATAAGGTCGTCTATAAACGACAAACAACAAGCTATACGAGTGATACGCAATCTAATATTAGAGGTATTTTAAAACTAGAACCACGTACAATCATATCTAAAAATAAAGATACGATATCAAATGTTAGTGGTTTTGCCGCTATTATGTATTACGCTAAACCCGATTTAAGCATATTTGACCCTTACGATAAACGCCTAGCTATTTTGTCAAACGAGGGTACAGGTGCATGTCCGTTTTGGGATGCAATATATCGTGAGGAATTAAACAAAGGCGGAACATTTACTTTTACCGTGCCTGCTAACCATGATGATAGCCAATTTGTTGTAGCAGAAAACAAAGTCGCATTTCGTGATAAAGACGACAATTTACGTCTGTTTGTCATTAAGGAAACGGAAGAAAAAGACGGGGAAAATGGACCGCTAATCGAGGTTTATTGCGACCCAGAATACATTGACGAATTAAACGATATTGTCATTGAAGATAAGCGTCCACAAGACCGAACAGCTGAATACGCACTTGGTCAAGTGCTAGAAGAATCACGATGGCAAGTAGGCGAAGTCGCTGAACTCGGAACGAATACGACTAACTTTTACTTTATGACAGGTATTGAGTCAATTAACCGTATCTTAGATGTTTGGGGCGGTGAGATACGCGACCGAATAGAAGTAAGTGGCAATAAAATAGTTGGTCGCTATATTGATATTTTAACACGTAGGGGCGCTGATACAGGCAAACGATGGGAAATTGATAAAGACATTATCGAGATTACACGTTTAACACAAAGCTACCCTAAAACGGCATTATATGGTCGAGGTGCATCGCTCGAAACGGAGGGCGGTGGATTTAGTCGATTACTGTCATTTGAAGACGTTGAGTGGAGTGTTGCAAATGGTGATCCAGTCGATAAACCAAAAGGGCAAAAATGGGTAGGCGATCCCGATGCTTTATATAAATACGGTCGTCGTAAATTAGACGTTGAACCGATTACAGGAACGACACCACGTGTCTACTCGGAACAAGACAAGTACGATGCCAGTCATGCTTATATACATCGATTTGGCATATACGAAAACGGAAATATAGAAGACCCAGAAGAGCTTTTATGGGCAACTTGGAACGAATTACAAGAACAGAAAAGGCCATTTGAAAATTACACATTAGACGTACTTTTATACGCTGAAAAAGCAGGTTTAGACCACGAAAAAGTGCGGTTAGGTGATACGTCGATAGCACTAGATAGACGATTTGCAAGGCCTATTGAAGTAGAAGAAAGAATCATCGCATATGAGTACGATGTCGCTAATCCGGACGATAAAGGGAAAGTCGAACTAGGTCAATTTAGGGAACTATTTAGCGATGATAAGCGACTTGACCAAATACAAGCACAATTAGACAGTGCACAGGGTAAAGCCAATCATCCAGAAATAGACGATGATAGTTTTCCAGACGTTAAACCAGAAACACCAACTAATTTTACAGCCGATCCGTTATTTAAGATCATACAACTTAAATGGGATTTTGTTGCATCATCATATATAGCGGCTTACGAGTTATACGCATCACAAACACCTAACTTTAACCCAACAAGTGACAGGCTTGTATGGCGTGGGAAAACAGGCGGATATGCGTTTGAAGCTGATACAGATGAGCAATGGTATTTTAGATTGCGAGCAGTAAACACACATGGTACAGCAAGCGATTTTACTAGTGAGATAAGTGCGCAAACAATAAAAATAAACGCAGGTATAGACGTTGCACCTTACACGATAACAGACCAATTAATCGCACAAAACGCTAATATAGACGGTGCTAAAATTGGAGATGCAACAATTACAAGTGCGAAGATAGCTAATTTAATCGGTGATTTAATCACAGCGGGAATAATTAAAGATGCGAACGATCGAGTCCTATTTAATTTAGATGACGGAATTATAAATATTAATGATGGCGCGATAAAAATAACGCGTCCGGATGGCGCTGTTTGGCTTGAGGACGGTATGGTTCACAAAGATTATGACATATCGGGTCAAGACCCTCACTTCATGGGAGAGGTATCAACTCCTGGAGGTTATGAACCTGCTTTCCAACAAATGCCGGGTTCGGGTGGATATTACGGAGCTCACACAGGTGTTATTGACGGATCAGAACCTTACTCGGAAGATATTCGCGATCAAGATAAAGGATACACCGTCAATTTCCAGCGTTACTGGTTTATGCATTCGGCGCGGTATTTTATATTGCGCTTCCAGCCATCCGTACGAACAAACGGATTAGAAAGATTGCGCGTAAGAATGTATGAGAGTGACACACAGCTTTTGGCGCAAGACATCGAAAGTAGCGGTTTTGGAAGTTGGTATCCTTTGGTAGTAGATTTAGGTAAGCCTACCTACACAGAAAGGCGTATCGATTTTAGGATTGGATTTTTAAGACAGTGGAAGATTCCGAATCATGACGCGATAGTTTTTCGGATAAGCCGAACTTATCAAACGGACTTTATTTAAAGGGTGATCGTATGATTAAAACATATGAAGAACATGACGTGGGTCGTGTTAGAGTGTTTTTTGTAATAGAGAATGGCATTGTGTCGGGCGTTTTAGTCGGAAATAAAACCATTGCCACGAAACAGGGCATGCAATTTTACGTCGATGATTACGTAGCCGAGCAGATCCATAAGTGCAATCTTTATATTGACGGATTGACACCAAGACTAACAGTAAAAGATGGAGAAACATTAATCGTGCCCGAAGAAAACGACGAGTACAAAAAACGGAAAGAAATTGAAGAGTTAGAAGAAAGGTTGCAAGAATTAAAAGCCGAGTAGGCTTATTTTTTATGAGGTGATAAAAATTGGAAACACTAATTAAATCAATCGTCGCTGTTGTTGGGGCGATCATCACATTTTTATTAGGGGGCTGGTCGCCTTTGTTGCAGGTACTTGTTATATT